CAAAAATGAAGGATTAGAAAATGGCTTATTCTTTCACTGAAAATCGCGCTGGTATGCTCCAGATTGCGAATACTGACTCCGGCATCAGCACGACTTCGCCCGCCGGGGTTGTTACGACTATCCCGACCCCGCCGGGTACGCTCGGCATGGTGGCGCGGGCTTTTGACCCGACCTACGGCGAAGGCGAGTTCATTCTGCTTGTTGGCGTTGCCAGCACTGTGGTTGGCTCGCTTGTGACCTACAACGCGACGACCTACCAGACCACCCTGTCGGCCAATACGGCCAACCAGGCGACCCCGGTGGCCGTTGCAATGTCGGCCAACACCGCCGGTCTGTTCGGCTGGTATCAGATTGGCGGCCTCGCGGTTGTCAAGAAGACTGCCGTTGCCGTCAACGCCCAGGTTCCCGTTTACCAGTCTGCCACTGTGGGCCGCGTTATGCCCACCGCTGCGTCTGGCAAGCAGGTTCTGGGCGCTCGCTCTGCCAACCTTGCCACTGTGGCTTCGGGTGTTTCGACTGTTATCGTGTCGATCAACCGTCCGCATTTGCAGGGTGCCGTTGCCTAATGATCGTACCGTCTAATTTAGATGATACGATTCCTATCGTGTGCAACACGGAGGATCACGAGATTTTCGGCAACATAACTGCTGCCGTTGCTCGTGATCTTCCGTGGTTGCAGCTTTCTGAGCCGCACGATGGGGTTGCTGTAATTGTGGGGGGCGGGCCTTCTATGAAGCCCTTGCTCCCCATGATTGCCGGTCACAAGGCTGCTGGACAGGCAATTTTTGCCGTAAATGGCACAATTCCGACCCTAGCCAGCGTTGATGTGACCCCGGACTATTTTGTGCTTCTGGACGCCAGAGCGCACAATCAGGGCTTTGTTCACCCAAACAAAGCCACCAAGTACCTTATCGCGTCCCAGTGCAGCCAGGGCGTGTTTGATGCCCTAGGCGGCCATGACGTTACCCTGTGGCACCCGGCTTACCCAGGCATTCAGGACTATATTGGTGACCGCCTGTGCGCCTTGATTGGCGGCGGTACCACTGTGGGCCTCCAAGCCATGAGCATCGCCTTTGCCATGGGTTATCGGAATATTCACCTGTACGGCTTTGATTCCAGCTATTCTGTGGCCGGTGAAGGCCATGCCTACGCCCAAGACGCCAACGCAGAAGACCCCCGCGAAGGCTACTGGGTCGGCGGCAAGGAATACATTTCGGCCCCTTGGATGGCCCGTCAGGCCATGGAGTTCCAGACCGCCGCCGAACAGCTTGCGCAAGAGGACACAATCATTCATGTCCACGGCCACGGGCTGCTTCCGGCCATTGCCAAGGCCATGTCTGAGCCGCCAGCGCCCATGACGGAAGTCGGGAAATACGAAGCCATGTGGCAAACCCCGTTTTATCGGGAAGTAGCCCCCGGCGAGTCGTTTGCGGAGCATTTCATCGAAATTGCCGACCCCAAGCTGACGGATGTAATTGTCGATTTTGGCTGCGGCACGGGCAGGGGCGGCAAGAAAATTGCCAATCTTACCCGTTGCGAAGTGCAACTCGTTGATTTTGCTGATAATTGTCGGGACGAAGGCAATAATCTGCCCTTTACGGTGGCCGACCTGACCAAGCCTATCGGCGTCAGCGGCAATATTGGCTACTGCACGGACGTTATGGAGCATATCCCGCCGGGGGATGTGCCTGATGTTATTCAAAATATTATGGATTGCGTTGATAGCTGCTATTTCAAAATAGCCCTATTTGACGATAGTATGGGAAAGCTGATCGGTCACCCGCTTCATCTATCCGTGTTTCCTAGCGAATGGTGGCAAGAGAAATTTTCCGCTTATCACATTGAGTACGAGCATTCGGATAATGGCGATGCCTGTCCGTATGCCACGTTTTACGTTCAAAACCCTAAATAAAGGACCAAATCATGGCTATTCCTTCACGCATCCTGGCCTCTGGCAATTCCCCGCTGGCGACCATTTCCATCGCTGGCGACGGCGCGACTGGTCTTGTTGCGGTTGGCACCAATCAGGCGACTGCTCTGCAACTTTCGGCTGTTTTTAATGCCATTACCACATCGTCAGCCTCTACTGGATTGAAGCTGCCGCCCTGCGAAGCTGGCGCGGTTGTCTTTATCTATAATCTGAGCGGTCAGACGCTGCAAATTTACACCAACGAAACCAGCGGCGTCACCATGAATGCCGCCGTTGCTGGCTCGACTGGTGTTGCTCTGGGCAATACCAAGACTGCAATCTGCTTTGGCACTTCCGCCACCACCTGGGCTGTTACTGCGGCCCTGTCTTCCACATAAGGAGTAATTTATGCCTTTGGATAGCGATATTGCTAACGCCGATTCTCACCTGCACGTTGAGTTCTATGTGCATGATAAGGCTCCATTTAAGGATGTGCCTTTTGTGAGGATCATGGTGCCTGGCGATAAGACTAACATCATTGAGCAGCCCGTTCGGGAATATCACAAGGAACGGTTTATTCGTCAGTGGCTTTATTTCCAGTCCAAGAACGACGACGGCCAGATTATCGGCACAAAGTTGACCGATTGGAACAATGACGCCCCCAATGATCTCAATGACCACCAGATGGCAGAATTGCAGATTCTGAAGTTCCAGACCGTCGAGCAGGTTGCGACGGCTACGGACGCCCAATTGCAGCGTATTGGCATGGGTGCCGTCGGACTTCGCGAGCGCGCAAGGGATTACCTTACGCAGAAGAATCATTCCGAAAGTAGTTCTGAATTGGCAAAGACCCGTAGCGAATTGGATGAGCTGAAAGCCCAAATGGCTTTGCTCATGTCCCAGCGCAAGCCGGGTCGGCCACGCAAGGAAGATGTAGATGTCCACTACGACGATGCTCCAGTTGGTGCAACAGGTCACCAATGAACTAGGCGTTACAACACCGACAACGGTTGCGGGAAATACGAACCAAGACGTTATCCAGATTTTAGCGTTGATGAACGCTTCTGGGTACGAATTGCTGCGTAAGGCCGATTGGCGCGAACTTACCATTCCGTACAGCTTTTTTACGGAATATGTGACTACAACGGGCGACTACACGACTAGCGCGCTGACCATCACCAACATCCCGTCCACTGCCGGGTTGGACACGACATACATGGTCGTTGGCACTGGCTTTCCCAATGCCACGTTCATCACCAGCGTGGATTCTGGTACGCAGGTTACAGTCTCGGCTTACTCGACCAGCGCCGTTACCGCTGGCACGATCTATTTCCAGAAGGTCAAGTACGACCTGCCGTCTGACTATGACAGCATCGTGCCGCGTACACAGTGGGACAAGAGCAAGCATTGGGAAATGCTTGGCCCGGAAAGCGCCCAGCAGTGGGAATGGCTTCTCAGCGGCTTTATTAGCACCGGCCCGCGTATCCGTTGGCGCTTGTTGGGTAGCTATTTCCAAATTTGGCCGGGTTATTCAAACAATGAAAATCTGGGCTTTGAGTACCGTAGCAAGGGCTGGGCGAAAGCGGCTGACGGCACGGTGAAGAACAGCTTCACGGTTGACACCGATACCTGCATCTATCCGGACCGCGTAATGGTCCTGTCCACGAAGCTCAAGTATTTCCAGGCCAAGGGCTTTGATACTACGGCGCTTTACCGCGATTACCTGACTGAGTTCGACACTTCCGTTGCACAGGATACGTCTGCGGCTAATCTGTCTTTTGCGCCACGCCCCGGCTCCGTTCTAATTGGTTGGGACAACATCCCGGATAGCGGATATGGCAATTAGCCCACGCGCCCTAGTCCAAGGCAACGCGGCTCAAGTGCAGTCGCTGCCCGCCCCGTTGGGCGGCTGGAACGCGCGTGACAGCCTTGCCAACATGGAGCCTACAGACGCTGTAACGCTCATCAATATGTTCCCAACGGTCAGCAGCCTGACCATGCGCGGCGGCTATACCAAACACGCCACGGGCCTTGATGGCAAAGCCCAGACCATTCTGATCTATAACGGCGGCGCAACGTCCAAGATGTTTGCCGTCACTAGTACAGGCAAAATCTACGATGTAACTGCCGCCGGGGCTGTAGGTTCGCCTGTTGTGTCCGGCCTGACCAATGGCATCTGGGAATACGTCAACATCACCACGGCTGGCGGCAGCTTCCTTATGGCCGTCAATGGCGTTGATGACGCCCGGCTGTACGATGGCGCAACTTGGTCAACCCCGACCATTACGGGCGTGACTGACAATAACCTGTCAAATATCACGCTGTTCAAGAACCGCCTGTGGTTCATTGAGAAAAACACGCTGAAGGCTTGGTATCTGCCAACTAGCTCTATCGGCGGCGCGGCTCAGTATATTGACATGAGTTCGATTTGCCGTCTTGGCGGTCGCTTAGTCGATCTGGACACTTGGACGCTGGACGCTGGCTATGGCGTCGATGACAACCTTGCCTTTATTACCAGCGAAGGCGAAGTGGTCGTCTTTCGAGGCACGGACCCGGCCAGCGCGGCAACATGGGCCTTGATAGGCGTTTGGAACGTAGGTTCGCCCGTTGGCTCTCGCGTCATGCTCAAATACGGCGGCGACCTGCTGGTACTTACATATGACGGCTTGTTGCCATTTGCCGCATCGCTGCAATCTAGCCGCCTTGATCCCCGTGTGGCCCTGTCTGACAAGATACAGGGCGCGATTACGGCGGCAACGACCCAGTATGGCGGAAGCCACGCTGATGTCGGCTGGCAGATTTATGGCACTGCCAAATACAACGCTGTCTGGATCAATGTCCCGGTAGCTGACGGCCAGCAGCAGCAGTATGTGATGAACAACATCACAAAGTCATGGTGCCAATTTATCGGCTGGGCAGCATATTGCTGGGAAACGCTTGGCGAAGAGCCGTATTTTGGCTCAGATGGCTATGTCGGCCATGCTTGGGACGACAATTACGCTGACAATACCAGCAATATCACCACCACCACGCTGCAAGCGTTCAATTATATGGGCGCTCGCGGCGTTAAGAAGTACTTCACTCGCGCCCGCCCCAGCATCTTCACCAACGGCGATCCGACCATCTCCGTGGGCATGAACATCGACTTCGATACGTCTGATACGACGGCCCCCGTGACCTTTACCGGCTCGGCCTATGGCATCTGGGACGCGGCGACAAGCACCTGGGACACGGCCCTGTGGGGCGCTGATCTGGCGATCCAGAACACATGGCTTGGCATTACGGGCATAGGCTACTGCGGGGCGGTCCAGATGAAGACGGCGAGCAGCGGCATCCAGATACAATGGGCTTCGACAGATGTGGTGTATCAAACCGGATGGGCGGGCGTATGAGTAATCTGGCTGTAACAGAGCAAATGCTTCCCGCTGAAGCACTTATGGAGAATGTCCTACAGTTTGAGGCTGTAGTTAAGACATTGCCCCAGTATGAGCCTGAGACAATCCATACGTTCTACGCTGGCTTGTACTGCCGCGAAGCCAAGCTGAAGGCCAATCAGCTTGCAGTCGGGCGCGTTCATAAGAAAGAACACCTGTTTTACATAGTATCCGGCACGGTCAACATCACGACCCCGGATGGCGTCGAAGTCATTACTGGGCCAGCCATGTTTAAAAGCAAGCCTGGCACCAAAAGGGCTTGCCATACGATGACTGACGCGCATTTTCTCAACATCCACATTGCGGATTCTACCAATGTGGAAGATGTTGAAAAGGAACTGTTGGAAGACGACCCGGACAGTATGTTTGGCCCTGGGAACATCCTCAAAACTAACTTGATAGGGGCTAAATAATGAGTGCTTTTATTGCTATTGGTGCCGCTGTTGGTCTTGGAGCTTCGGCCCTAGGCGCTGGAACTTTAGGCGCTATAGCCATTGGCGCAGGTGCGGCGGGCGCGGCTAATTCTATGTTAAACAAGCCAAAAGCCCCCGCAACGCCTGATTTTGCTGGTGCCGCTACGGCGCAGGGACAGGCTAACATTGACGCGGCGCGTATGAGCGCCCGTCTTAGCAACCCCAACATTGTATCGCCTTATGGCACCCAGACGGTCACGTTTGGCGGTGCGCCTACGTTTGACCAAGCTGGGTATGACGCCGCAATGTCGGCGTACAATAACCAATCTGGTGACACATCGTATCAAGGCAGCGGATACGACGAATACGGCAACTATGTAGGGACTGGTAATAATGTCCCCATGCCCACGCGGGAGCAGTTTACAACCCAGACTGGAGATCCTGACCAGCCGACCGTAACCCAGACGCTTACACCAGCCGCCCAAGCTGCCTTGGAGAATGCACAGGCGGTTCAGAAGGGGCTTTCTGAAGTTGGCATAACTGCGCTTGGCAATGTCCGCGATACGATGAGCAAGCCATTTGTGTCCGGCGTTCCTGACTTTCAGACCAGCTTGGGCGACCAAGGGCCGGTAAACTACGGGCCTTCAGCCGACCAGTATGGCTTGGCGCAAGGATTTAGTGCAGAAAGATACGGCAACGCTCGCGGTGAATTAGATCTTTCCGGCATTGCAAAAATGCCCATTAACGCTGGTATGACCGCCCAGCAAGCAATCATGTCACGGCTGGCACCGCAGCTTGCAGCCCAGCGGGCCTCGACATTCCAGAATTTGCGTAATCAAGGTATTACAGAAGGCTCAGAAGCGTGGAATAACGCCATCCGCAGCCAGCAGCAGGGCGAAACAGACCTTCTCACACAGGCGCAGAGAGAAGGTCTTATCCTTGACATGGCCGCTAACCAGCAGGGCTACGGCCAGCAGCTTAGTTCGGCGGGCCTGTACAATCAGGCTCTTGGGCAGAACTTTAGCCAGGGCTTGCAAGCAAATCAGGCCAGCAATCAAGCTATTGGGCAGAACTTTGGTCAAGGTTTGCAGAGCGCCGGTCTTTATAACCAAGCGCAGAACCAGAGATACAACCAAGCCCTTCAGTCTGCCCAGTTTGGCAATACGGCCTTGGGCCAGCAGTACCAGCGTAACCTGGGCGAGTACAACTTGCCTCTTAACACCCTGACGGCCTTGCAAAGCGGCTCGCAAATCCAGAACCCGCAGTTCCAGCAGTACACGGGGCAGACCATTGCCCCAGCACCAATTGCCAACGCCACCGCGCAAGCTGCTAACTTTGCTCAGAACCAATATGGGCAGAATGTGGCGGCTAATAATGCTACAACGCAGGGGTTGTTCAGCATTGCCGGGGCGGGTTTGGGCGCGGGTATGGGTGGCTCTGGCGGTTTGTTTGGGTCGTCAAGGCCATCAACTCTTGGCGGCGCGTAATAATAAATTCGAGGAATTACGATGGCAGACCCAAGATACGTCAATCTGACCGCTCCCGCTGGTGGGTATGAATCCCAGCTTGCTGACATCAAGCGGCGTCAGAAAATTGCTGAATTGCTAGCCCAGCAGGGCGCTGAACCTATTGATGTAGAGAGCGTTGGCGGCATTCCCACGCCAATCTCGCCATTTCAGGGGCTTGCCAAGCTTCTTAAGAGCGGCATGGGTGGCTATCTTGCGGGCAAGGCGTCTGAGGATGAGGCGGCGCTGGAGAAAGCTGCCCGCACTGAAGCAATTGAGGCGCGTAAAACATTTAATCAAGAGCCTGACCTGGTTATGCCTGGCGGTTCTGCCCGTCTTACGTTCACACCAGGCGGTAACGATGCAATCCCTGCTTCACCAGAATTGCCTAAATATATTTTGCAGGACGACAAAGCAATGGCTGCGGGACCGCAAAGGTCTGACACAACGCTTCGCCCATTTAATATTATGCCAAAAGAGCAAGACGTTACTTTTGGAGATATTATTACAAAAGGCGCAAAACGCTCTAAAGAAGACCAAAGCCGCCTTCTTGATGAATACGAAATGTCTGACAATCCGTATTTGCAGAAGCTGTCTGAGAGACTCAGGACTGAGAGCAAAGGCGAGATGTTTGAAGGCAACAAATCTGGCATTTTCCTGCGTAATGCAGATGGCACAATAGAAACAATTGTACCGGCTACAAACGAAGCGGCAGACCGTTCACCGTTTATGCAATTGCTGATCGACAGGGACGCGTTGATTGCTAGCGGCGCAAAGCCGGATGACCCAAGAGTACGGGCGCTTGACGCCAAGATTAATCTGGAAACGACTAGAGCGCCTGGGGTTCAAGTCAATATGGGATCTAGGGCATTTGAAAACACCATAGGCGAATTGGATAAAAACCAACTTACCGGGATGCAAGCTAGAGCGACAAGCGCCCAAAATATTTTGAATAGCTTAAATGCTATGGGAAAAGCTGCGGATGGCAACATCTATTCTGGAAATTTTGCGGAAATTAAAACGCAGTATGCCCCCTTGTTTTCCTGGCTTGGTGTTGATCAAAATAAAATTAACAATTCTCAGGAATATCAGGCTCAAGCCGGAAACCTTGCTTTGGCAAAAATTAAGCAACTTGGAACAAACCCCACAGATGCCGATTTAAACTTTATCAAACAAACTATTCCAACGCTTAATATGCAAAGCGGGGCCAGAAAAGCACTTATTCAGTATTTGAAAGATACTGCTAAAAATGACATTCAAATGTTTAATAAAGCGCAAATTTATTATCGGAAAAATAAGACAATGGAAGGGTTTGGCGGCGAAACGACTTCTGGAAGCGGTGACTGGTAATGAAAAGCGAAATCACTGTTGATTTTGAAGACAATAGTTCTTTTGTTTACAAAAACGTTCCCGATGACGTTTCTAAAGACGCGGCAATTGCTAGAGCTAAAAAAGATTTCCCAAACAAAACTATTTCTAAAATTGCGCGGGAAAAAATAACTCCGACTGAGGCACCAAAAGTCGAAAAAAGATCTGCGCCAACCATGTACCAGTCTTTTTTAGGCGGTACTGAAGGCGGCATTATAAAGGGCATGAAAGACCCACTGGACGCTGCGGCTCAGTTGGTGACCCGAGCTATACCATCGTCCGTTATGGACGTTGCTGACTACATTCCAGCTAAATTGCGCGGCAGCAGAAACCCAATAGTCAGCGGCATTGCCAACCAATTTTTGGCCGACCCCAGAAAAATTGACGAAGACGTAGCTCGCTCAGAAAAAGAATACCAAGCCGCGCGGGAAGCCACTGCGTTTACACCAGGCCAGCCGGGTTTTGATACTGGCCGACTTGTAGGAAACATCGTCAACCCAGTGACGTACGCGATGGCCCGCGCGACCCCGCAAGCAGCCGTCTCAACTGGTATGCGGGCTATTGGAACCGGCATGGGCTTGGGCGGCATATCCGGGTTGCTTACTCCTGTTACAAAGGAAGGAGACCAAAAAGATTTTGCGATTACTAAGTTAATGCAGACCGGGATGGGCGCTGCCACTGCCCCAATTCTACCTGTTGGTATTGCGTTAACGAAAGCTGCTGTCCCGCTTGTAAACCGGCTGGTTAGGGCATTTGGAGCGGGAAGCAAAAACCTTATTGCAGAAACAGATCAGGTGGTTAGCGCGGCGTTGAAAGATGCAGGGCAGACTGTTGACGATGTAGCTCCTGACGTTATTGCACATTTGAAAGACAGGGTTGCCGCAGCCTTCAAGTCGGGCAAAGACCTAAACCCTGCTGAATTGCTTAGGGAATTGGATTTTAGGCTTTTGGGGATGCCAGCCACGCGCGGGCAAGTTACTCGCAACCCAACACTTTACGCAGGAGAAAGGAACCTACGCGGCATCACTGGCGTTGGCGAACCTTTGGCCGCTCGCTTTGACGAGCAAAACAAAATTCTTCAAGGAAAAATTGGTGATTTTGCTGGAACGCCAAGCAGTGTGAAGACTGCTGGCGAGCGTATGGCCGCCGCCCTTCGTTCTGTTGACGAAGAAAAACGAGCCGCCGCCAGCGCGGCTTACACGGCAGCAGAAAGAGAAACTGGAATAAAGGCTGAAGTCCCGTTAATTGGCCTGGCCCAAGACATTCCCGCTATCCAAGAAAGATATGGCTCGTTTTTGCCAGATGCCATTGTTAATAGTTTTAAAAAATACGGAATTTTTGGTGGCAAAAAAACGCACGTTTTTACGATGCAAGACGCCGAAAACATTTTACAGCAGACAAACAAGCTAAGGGGCAATGAACCAGCGACAAACAGCGCGTTAGGCGAAATTAACGAAGCCATCAAAAGGGCTATTTCAGAAGGCTCTGAAATGGGTGGACCTTTTGCCGGTCCTAGGGCGCTTTCTGCAGAACGTTTTAAGCTACAACGCGAAATACCGGCCCTAAAAGCGGCGGCAGACAAGTCTGTTTCGCCGGATGATTTTGTCAGGAAATACGTTTTTGACGCACCGTCTGACGATGTGACGCGCATGGCCGCGCTTTTGAAAACCAAGAATCCTGAAGCATACAAAGAAGCCAGAATGCAGATTGGCGATGAATTAAAGCTGGCAGCATTTGGTGCTGATCCTGCTAGTGATGCATTGATAAGGCCAGCCGCGCTTGCAGTAAAAATCCGGAAGATCGGACCGCAGCGGTTAAAAGCCTTTTTCTCTGACGAAGAAGTTACAGAATTGAACCGTATTGCGCGGGTTGGGGCTTACATTAACAGCCCGCCAGGTGCCGCGCCGGTCAATTTTTCTAACACGGCATCAGAGTTAATCAGTGACGCGCTCCCTTGGATACCGCGCTTTCTTAAGGGTGTATCTAAGGACGCGGTGGGCCAAGCCCGCGTTTACCGCGCTTTGAATTTCAATTTGAAGCCAACGATAACCCCAAAGGCCGTTAAAACAGCACAGACTTTAGCCATTATGGGCCAAATGGGCACCGCACAATCACAGAGCAGAGGCAAATAATATGTCCTACAACGGCAGCGGCACATTCCAGATTAACTCAGCGGGCCAGCCAGTCGTAACTGGCACGGTCATATCATCCACGGCGTTTAACGCGCTCACGGCGGACCTGGCTACGGGCCTGTCCACGGCGATCACGAAGGACGGGCAGACGACGACCACGGCCCGCGTCCCCTTCGCGGCGGGCATTAACTCCACGCTAACGACTGACGCGACTTCAGCCACCACCGGCTCGATCATCACGGCGGGCGGCATAAGCTGCCAGAAGCAAGCGGTTGTCGGGACTAATCTCGGCGTCGGCTCGGCCCCCCTTAGTCCTCTAGCCAACAGAGCAGATGTTACTATTAACGGAGCAAGCGCAGGAGCAATTTTGACGCTTGGCAATGCTGGTACGCGCGTTGGCTATCTACTTACAGACGGCACTAATGTTTCCCTAGCCAGCGAAACCGCCACGGGGTATGTGCGGTTTTTGACCAACAGCACCGAAAGGATGCAGATCACTTCCGCTGGCCTAGTCGGCATCGGCTGCACCCCGACTAACACGCTCGACGTTTCGCGCACTACTGTTGGAACATATTTTACCGGCAATGGCGGCGACAATTCGGCTCGCGCATTGGCTTTTACAAGCAGCACGACCACAAATTCAGGCGATACGCATACAATTAATGCTAAAAGCGGTACGGGTATAATTGCATTTGCTATTTCCAGCGCCGAAGCCGCCCGCATCGACTCCAGCGGCGATCTGCTGGTGGGGACGACGACAAATCTTGGTCAAAGCGAATTTCGCAAGAGCGGTGGTGACTATGTTTTGCGTCTGACTAATACAAATGCTTCTCCTTACGCACTTCGCCTTGGTTACTCCGCAGCGGATCCGAATAATGCGACAAACACATTTATTTTCGCAGACGGGACAGGGGGGGCTCGGTTTATTGTCTATTCAAATGGCGGCATCGCAAACTATTCGGCAAACAACGTCAACTTGTCCGATGTGGGGGTTAAGCCGTCCATTGAAAACATTGCTGACAGCGCCGATCTTTCCGCCGCTTTGTGGGAAGCCCATAAAAACATCGACTGGAACCGACACAAGTACGAGGACCAGACGCACGATGACTGGAATTATGGTTACACGGCGCAGGGTGTTCGCAAGGCTTTCGCCAAGGTAGCACCAGAATTGGTGGACTTTTGGGAAGAAGGTAAAAGCGACAAGCTGGCCGTCTATCACCATGACGTAACCAACATCACTGGCGCGGTTGTGACGATGTTGCAGAGCGAAAACGAAGCCCTGAAGGCTTCGATAGCCGAACTCACCACCCGCCTCGCAGCACTGGAGAATAAATAATGGCTAACACATACACATGGCTTGTCGAATACATGTCCTGCTACCCGGAGGCTGACGGCGAGACGGATGTTGTCTTTACCGTGGGCTGGCGCTGTAACGCCACTGACGGCACCTATAGTGCCACCCAGTACGGCTCCGTGGGCGTCCCCTACGTCGCTGGTGACCCCTACACCCCGTATGCCGATCTGACCGAAACTCAGGTACAGGGCTGGGTCTGGGCCAACGGCGTCGATCAGGCTGCTACAGAGGCGGCGCTTGACACTAGCATTGCCAATCAGGTCAATCCCCCTGTCGTAACCCCACCACTGCCTTGGAGCGCCTAATGACTCTCGACCTTACCATCGACCAGATTAACGTCATCATGTCCTCGCTGGGCAATGCACCGTTTATACAGGTCGAAGGCATCATCAACGAAATCCGCAAGCAGGTTCAGCCGCAGCTTGCCCCTGAGAAAGCACCCCCAGAATGAGCGCCAACCTGACTGAAGCCGAAATGGACGCCATCGCGGAACGCGCGGCAGACCGGGCGATCCGTAAAATGTACGAG